TCAATATCGTTCATCTCACAATATTGACATATCGCATCTATGTAATTTAATTTTTCTTCTGCGACTATTTTCTCAATCTCCATCGAAAATTTCGTAGGAGTCAAGAACTTACTCTCCATCGCCTTTTCGAGTTCTTTATTTGGTTCCATAAAACTCCAGTTTGTCTTTAACAAATTTGTTGATGTATCTACCAAGAAGTCTGATATACTTGGTTTTGTCAGTTTCTTCATAAACAACGCATTCTCCATTTTCACATGCCATAATAATGACTAATTTTTTGACTGCTATATTTTTCATCTCATATAGCATACAACCGTATCCCATGGCTTGAACAAAATAATGTTCAATCCACTCTCGTGGTTTAGGTTTCTTAGATGTTTTAAAATCTATTATTGCTAATTGACCATCATGCTCTGCAATACAATCGACAGTGCCAGCTATTCCTAGTTGTTTACTATATAGGGCACCTTCAAGAGTATGAATCTGATCGATTCTACCTAATTCCTTTTTTGAGATTTTAAATAGAAAATCAGATATTGGTGGAACCTTTGGCAGTTTCTCATTCTTTAGATAGTGTTCAGTGAGTGTATGCATGTCAGTTCCACGAGTCGTGGCAGCTTTAGTAATACGATCTGCCTCCTCATTACCAACTCTTTTTCTCCAATCAAGAAATATTTGTTTATTAAAATGACTGGTTATAGATGTAATTGAGACTAATTTTAGTAACTCATCCTCATCAGGTATTTTATAATACCTCACACCATCTATTGTCTCCCTTTCAATAGGTTCAAGATCCAAGTTTACATGATTAAACATCAAAATTTATTTCCATTTTAGATAAAAGATATTCTTTAACAAGTCCAGATCGAACTATGTCATCGATACCAAACTCTATTATATCAAAGGATGGCATTTTACGCAAGATGTTCATGAAATCAACGATACCATTCTTATCATTTGTCTTAACTAAATCTGTTTGACTTGCGTCACCACAGAAACATATCTTTGTATTCTCACCAACACGAGTGATGATACTATCAAGTTCATGAAAATTAAGATTTTGAAACTCATCAACAATAATAATTGAATTATCTAAAGTAGTTCCACGAATGAAGGAGGTGCTCCAAAACTTAATTGTTTCTTGTGCTTTTAAGTTCCCATATAGCATTTCAAAGTCAGCATCAGAAGGCATCTGAAACATGTACTTGACCATATTTTTATATGGTATCTGATATATGTCTGCCTTATCTTCATGATCTCCAGGCAGAAATCCAATCTCTCTAGTTGAAACTAATGATCTGACTAAGTAAATTTTTTCATATGGAGTATTTTCATTTAAAACATCAGACAATGCTTTGTATAATGTAATGAATGTCTTTCCTGTACCAGCACTACCATATGCAACAATATTTTTTTGTTTATCGTATGAATTAAATAAAATCTTTTGATTATCAGATAATGGTTCTATTTCAATAAGATAACCTTGATTCAAAGGTTTTTTCCTTTTCATCTGTTTAGCAGTCAATCCAACTCCAATAGGTTGCTCAGAGTTTGACCTTTTTCTTCTTGCCATTAAGTTTCAATCCCTTTTTTTGCTAATCTTCCTCTAATTCCAGCAGATTTTTCACTACTTTTAAGAATTTGATTCCAACTTGGATGTTTCTTATTTAATTTATCTTGCCATTCTCCAACAGATTCAATACCTAAACCAGGAAAACTATTGGGATCTGAGTAATCACGAGTCCAGTCTGGGTTATCTTCTTTCCATTTATCCCAATCCATCACACTCATTACAACTTCTTTTTGTTCACCAGTCTTATTATTGATAACAGGGTATGTAGCCATAATTATAAAGTAATGTAAAGTTATTTAGACCCACTCAAGAGCCTCTGATACCGCAGGAAATTGTTCGGTAAATACCTCACGACACCCTTCTGCAATATCCATATGTTCTTTTTGAGTTCCATGTGCAGATCTCAAATTAATATAGTGTATCCATGATCGACAAGAACCAGTCATATAAATCTTAGTGGGTGTGCATAGTGGTAAAATCATTCTAGCACATTCTTTTGCAACTCCCAACTCCAACATTTGATTGTAAAGTGAAAGAGAAGAACCAATCAGGGTACCCATCTGAATATTAAGTGATTGAACAATCTTAGGATCTAAATCATCTGTAGAATTTTGACGATTTTTTAAGTCTTGTTTACGTAAGTCAGGTAATTTTATATTTCCTAATTTATTACTATCAGCATACCTTTGTGAAAATTCTTGGAATGTAAAACTACGATGTCTCAGCATCTGTGCTGCAATCGCACGAGTAGTTTCAATCTCAAGTGTCATTGTAGATTGTTCAAACACTGACCAATGATTATGCTTAATACAATACTTCAATAAACCTGAGTAGTTTTCATTATCCTGATTTGATGGATTGGATACTCTGGCGATGTATGCCATAGTTTTTTCTGCATCAGGTGTAATACTTACAAGTTTAATACTCATTTACCGAATCCTAATGGTTTTTTTCCTTTAGATCTCTCCACTTCATTCTCCAAAATAACTAATTGTTCCCTCATAAATTTTAATTCTTCAGCATCATACAAATAATCTTGTTTCAATGCTGTTTTCAAATCCTTTAAAATTTGTTTAGTTCTCATTCGTAGATTTTCATTTTATTTAGTATAGCATAAAAAAAGGAGGGTTACAACCCTCCCATTTTCATGTTAACTGCAAGGTGATGCCTTACTTTTAACTTTAATACCACGATACATTAGTTCGTGACGATCACGCTTAGTTGCTTCTTCAACAACTTTTGCGTTGTACTCTTCAGTGTCATACTCGACACCACGATAAGTGACTGTTGCCATTTGCTTGTCCTCGGTAGTAGGGGTTTTTAATCCCGTTCCTTCAGTCGGCATTTGCGTCCTCGAAAGAGGATGAACGATTCCGTTCCGTGTCGGCTTACTTGCGTCCCTTGCGGGATGAACGTTGTGTTAATTCTAACACATTCATATTATATAGGCAAGTAAAACTGTAATATCTGTTACATTTTTAAAAAATCTTAAGGGTTCAAAAATTTTGCCGAATTTTTTTTGCGATATTTTTGGATTTATCTTCTCTTTTTCTTTTCCTTTGGTTTCTGATACAACCACAGACCTGGTTTGATATTACCCTTACCATAATTAATTGATATTAAATTTCTTTTAAATTTATCATGATACATATCAAATAATGTTACTTGAGTTCCTCTAGTCAAATCATGAAATGTTTTATCATCAATTTTATATTCAATAATATATGCATCTGTCGGAAATTGTGTGCTAGTTAGTTGTTCAGACGTAGCTTTTTCAACGAGTATTTCACATCCATATTTTTCTTTAAGAGAATCTTTTTCCTTTTGAGACCAAGAACTTGATGGTTTGGTAGGAGTTTCAGTCATGATCTACCTCCCCATTTTATATCTGGATATGCTTCTGCAACAATCTCCTTTGTAATTTTATAAACCTCACCCAATTTTTTATCCTTACATAAGATGACAATTTCTGCTTCCAAAGGATGTAATCCTTCTAAAATGTTTATAAACATTGATTCTCTACGAAGATTATTTAATCCATCATCACCACCCTTTACAAAACGATAAAAGTGTCTTGCCTCTCTTCGAATTGTTGTGTGTCCCTGCTGATCACTCACTCCTAAAGAAAAATTACCTTGAGAGTGCATAGATCGAACCTCTTCTGTGATTTTACCACTCACACCTCCAGAATAAGCATTTTGATCATCATAACCTGTGTAAGGAACTTCACCTGGTGGAAGAATACTAATTACACTCTCATCAAAATTCCAGATGAGTATACTTTTTAATGATGGTTCCTCATATTTTCGAAGAACTTCAATTTTCTTCCCCTTTGTTCTTTGTTTTGATACTAAGTCAAGTATTTCAAATATAAAAGGATTTCTGGGTAAGTTAATACTTACAGGTTTTTTGACTGCGACTGCCTTTGCCTTTCTAGGTTTACGAGTCGTCGTCTTCTTCGTTGCGGTCATAATTTTCAAATCTAAATGCGACAATTTCATCAGGAACTAAGTTTCCATTCTCATCAAACATCTCTGGATGAGGTCTTGGTATTTCTTGATAGTTCATCAGATAATCTCTGATCAACCACCCACTCACAACACCAATAGAAAATAATAAAAATGAGATAGGTAGTGCGATTATTAAGATAACTTCTGTAGTCAACTTAATACCTCCTTTATTGGGTTTAGGTTTATTGAGTATCAACTCAACACCACGATTGACCTTAAGGTCGTTTTTATTTATCTCAGACGTTGATAACTTTTTTTTCTTGGAGGAATTTGATTGAGTCAACACATCCTCCTAATTTTTTTCCGTCAACGGTAACTTGGGGAAAAGTAGATCCCTCACCAAATTCATCATAAAAAGATTTTTTGTCAAAGTGTTCATCTAAATTATACACCACATATCTTAATTTTGTCAAGTCTAAAACTTTTTTAATTTTATCACAATGAGGACAACCCTCTTTTGAATAGACAGCAAAATTCATTTACTTCTTAAAATTATATTTATATCTCATGAGTAGTATATCATGAAATGATTATTTGTCTATATTTTACTTTCAAGATCTGCAACTTTGGTTTCAAGCACTTCAATTTTAGCAATTGCTTCTTGTAAAGCTGCCGTTAGAAGAGGCACTAGTTTTGATTGATCTATGCCTTGATGTATAGGATCATTATCAGAATCAACCTGATCTTTTTCACCTGTCACTGCCTCTGGTACAACCTCTTGTGCTTCATGAGCAACGAAACCATCTAATGTTTTATCAGGAGTTTTTATAAAATTAAACCTATATGGTTTTAATTTTTTTAATCTTGAGATTCCGTCAGTTATGCCAACAAGATTTTCTTTCAACCTGTAATCAGAAGCTGAGGTAAATGATACCGAATTATTGTTTACTATAACATAACCAGCAGTATCACCATCATTATCGTAAAATATTTGAGCAGTAGTTGTAGAAGCAGCAGCACTAAAAACAATTCCCCACTGCTGCAACAGTCCAATATTATTGATCGCTAGAGCTACTGCTCTAGCATCTCCAGTTGTTTGATCTGATGCATCAATTGTTACAGCTGCTGCTAAAGAGTTTTTTGAGGTAGTTGTCGCAGTTGTATTGAAATTAGCTTGGAAACCACCACCTATGTGCATCAAATTTCTATATCCACCACCATCATAAATTTTAGGTAAATGTTCAAAGACCCAACCTACCCCATTTACACTTGAAGAAAACACCCTTGATTGGCTTACATCATCTCTATTAATACCCATAGCCCACGGAGAACCGTTTGTGGGTTTAACCTCAAACATAACGGTGGTATTATGATCAACTACGACTTGCCCCTTGAAAGTAGATTTTCCATTTGAGTCGATAGCAAATTTTTCTACCGAGCCAACTTGGAAGGAATGACCACTACCTGTGGGACTTATATAATTAATATTACCCACAAAACTTTGAAGATAATTCTGACTACTTCCATGCCAAAGTTGGAGATCCTGTGAATCTCCCAACTTTAATCTATATCCATCAGCATCTATTAATAAATGTGAACTGAATAGAGATACTTCATTACCGTGAATTTTAAGTCTTTCTGTACCACCTGTTGTAAATGCAATTTCATCGTTTGCAGGGAAAGATAATTTCGTATGAGTATCACCTGTGTGTGCAATTGATTCTGCAACGGTTAATTCTCCAGCAATATCAGCATGATTATTAACTTTTAAACTACCTCCAACACGAATACCTTCTTCATGTGCAAATCCATAACTATTCAAATCTTCTAAGGCATTACCATGCAATGAATAACCACTTATACTATTTTGTATGACAGGTGTAACAACTGTATGTCCAGTCCAGTTAGTTTGATTTTGAATTGATTTTATAGAAACTCTATAAGTTGAGCTAACTGTTACATAAACCTGTAAATATTTGGTTCCATAAGTATTATCCGAATCTTGTGAAAGTACTCTTACTCCTGTAATTCTATTATTATGACCACCACAATTGATAACAGTGAAATTACTATCTTGATATGATCTCATCCAGTCAATTCTTATAAAGGCATGATCACTACTATCTGAGTCACTTACAAATATTTCACCATGTCTTAACGCGCTAGTGTTTGTTGCAACAGTCATCCAACCTGGACCAACTGTGGCAGATGCACTAGCAGTTTGTCTATAAAATTCTTGTGCATGTTGCCCATCTACTTTATCAGCGTCAAGACCAGAACCCGCCCCATCATTTTCTGCTGTCCAGACTGTATTTCCACGCCAAGTTAATGCTGTCGCACCATTAGCAACGACTAATTCGTTAGTAGAATCATTCGCACCATTTCTTATATAAACATGATATCCACCTGTAGCTGAAATAAATGTATGTGAGTCAGAAGACATAATCACATACTCAGATGCTGATTGATCTTGATGAAAAAGTCCTTTATAAGATGAACCTCCAGACCAAGAACCGAGTTTTGCTCCGTTGAAGTTCGCACTGTCACCATAAAAATTAACACCGTAAACATTTCTCCATTTTTGAACAGTATTACCTAAATCACGGTTATTTGCAGTAGAATCAGGATTTAAGTGAGAGTCCACAGCAGCAGTTATTGATACAGTGTCAGAACT